TCTTCTGTTATGCGTGACTTCTTCGAGATACTTAGCAAAGGAGGCAATTATAGACCGGAACTACACAACAAGAGTTCTGCAACGTATAAGCTGTTTGGCAATCTCATTGAGTTTATTAGTGCAGATCAACCACAAAAACTACGTGGACGTAAGCGACATATACTATACATAAACGAAGCAAATGAGCTGAGCCTGGAGGACTTTAGGCAGCTAATACTTAGAACAACAACTAGGACTATAATAGACTACAATCCTGCTGACGAATACCATTGGATATACGATCACGTTTTAGAGCGTAATGACGTTGAGTTCTTCAAGACGACATACAAAGACAATCCGTACCTAGAGCAGAGCGTCATAGATGAAATAGAACGCTTTAAAGAAACAGATGAAAACTATTGGCGTATATACGGATTAGGTGAGCGAGGTGTCAACGTTTCAGCTATCTTCCCACAATGGCAAGTAGCAGATAACTTACCTGAGAATGCGAAGCTAGTAGCATACGGAATGGATTGGGGATTCACAAACGATCCGACTGCGCTTGTATCTGTATGGCGTGTAGATTACTCTTTGTATATTAGAGAACACCTATACAAAACAGGTATGACTAATCAAGATATAAGCAACGAATTAGATGCGCTGCAGCTAGATCGTACACCTATCATTTGCGACTCAGCTGAGCCAAAATCAATAGAAGAATTACACAGGTTAGGGCATAACGTTAAGCCGGCAAAGAAAGGTCCTGACTCAATACGCTTAGGCATTGATATAATGAAACGCCACAAATTATATATACTAGCAGACTCAACTAACGCACAAAAAGAATTTAGAAACTACAGGTGGGAAACAGACAAGAACGGCGTTAATCTAAGCAAACCTAAAGACGCTAACAACCACATCGTAGATGCGGTACGTTACGTTTGTATAAATAGAATAGGAACACCATACTCAGGCAAATACTACATATCGTGAAATTAAAAGTACCCAATTCATTAGAAGATATATCTGTTGCACAATACAGAAAGTTAGCTAACATAGATCTGACACAAGACGAAACAAAGTGGCTAAAAGAAACAATAAGTGTATTGTGTAACCTAGACGAGAAGGTCGTGAATAAGCTATCACTAAAAGAGCTACAAAAGATAGGCACAGTAGTAAACAAGATAACTGACGCTGACACAAACGACCAAGAGTTGGTAAAGAAGATTGACTACAAAGGAAAGCGTTACGGCTTTCACCCAAACCTATCCAAGCTGACAGTTGGTGAATTTGCTGACCTAGAAACATATTGTGCAGCAGGATTTTTTGAACACATAAACGAGATTATTAGCATACTATATAGACCAATAAAACAAGAACACAAAGACTTCTATCAAATAGAAGAATATACAGGTGATGTGTTTCCGGATTATTGGGACGACTTAAAAATGCATATTGTGTTAGGAGCAACCAATTTTTTTTTATCTATAGGCGAAACGTTAACGAACGATTTGCTCAGCTCTTTACCTCAGGAAAAGGAGAAGAAGACATAATTGCGCAGAAGTGGGGTTGGTATGTAATTATTCATACGCTTGCCGGTGGCGATCCGTTAAAGATAACAGCAGCAACCGAAATTGAGATAGAATCGGCTTTTACATATTTAGCTTATGAACAAGATAAGAGTCGTCAAGGTAAGTCACCTGACGCAAGCCAATATAGATGAAAACGTACACACAGATAAATAACCTACTACAAACGATTGCAGATGAGCATTTGATGATACAACACTACGCAAGTGGTGGTATGGACGAGGTTGATATAAACAAACTAGCACAAACGCAATACCCTTTTCTATACGCTGAATTGTTAGGTGCAGATATAGACAACGGCGTAATGAGTTACGATATTGAGTTGCTAGTAGCAGAACTGATTGAGCCGGATCTTAGTGACAGGACGCAAGTATATTCAGACACGTTACAGATGCTACACGACGTTCTAAATAAGTTTATACAATCGTTAGCAAATACAAATACAACAGTAGATAACGACTACAAAGTAGAGCTTCCAATAAGCTGTACGCCATTCACAGTAAGGTTTGACAATCATTTGACAGGCTTCAGCGCAACTATAACAGTTGAGGTGTCGAATAAGAATGACTTATGTATTAGTCCTTACTAATGGCAAAGAAGGTTACAATTAAAGTAGGTAACACAGACTATCCTGCACCGGCAACACAAAAGGCATTGTTGAAACTAGGTAAGCAATGGCGTAAGAATGCACGTATAAGTTTACGCAAACAAGGCAAAGTAAATACCGGTAAGCTATATAATAGTATGAAGCCTAAACTTGGGCAAAATCAATATAGTATGTTTGTAACGCTAACGCCGAAAGTACCTTATTGGCGTTTTGTAGATTTAGGTGTAAGAGGTTATACGTCAGACAAGTTCGGTTCACAACAACGCAAGTCGCCATTCAGATTTGGCTCAGGCAAAGGAGCAAAAGGTGGTCTTACAAAAGCAATAAGAGCGTGGGTAGAGCGCAAGCGTTTTCAGTTTCAGAATGAGGCAGGCAGGTTTATGTCATACGAACAAACAGCGTTTGCCGTAACACGATCTATATGGAACAGAGGACTAAAGCCAACCTTGTTCATAACAAAGACAGGAGCAAAGCTAGAAAAGAAAGCAAGAACAATACTAACGAATTCTTACACAGAAGATTTAGCAGGAGCAATAGCACAATCACTAAAGGGTAACAATAGAAAAGTAACAGAAAAATGAGTATGTCAGTAGATCAGCGTCCGAATAATGCAAACATACACGGCGCATTTGAACAGCTTATGTTCAGCATATCGTCAACAGAACAAGCTAGTACGTCACCAGCATATTATCGTTTTAGGTATATATGTGATATGTATGTCGGAGGTAATTTAAAAGCTAGAGTAAAAGTATATCCGAATCAAAACGGACAAGGCATATTCAGGGTAGATAGATTAATACAAGACTTCTTGAGCTGCACTAAGGCAGATCAGAACGTAACAGAAGACGACTTCTTTACAAGCACAATACACAATTTAGGTGCGAATAGTACAAGCAAGATATTTAGTGTGAACAACGGCGAGAACTACAGAAAAGTAGAATTCAAATTTGGTCAGGAGTATTCTAGTAGTACAACAACAGATCCTACTATATACGCAGACGTAATAACAGGCGAGTACGTTAGTGTTATTATGAGCGCAGGTTGGAGCAGACAAATGACTACCACCCAACAAACGTGGGACACAGGTATTCCATATTGGAATATTAATGAAGGTTGGATTGACACAAGATATGTTTTAACAGATTACGGAAACGCATTTCTAACAGATCGTTTTACAGCTTCGTCAGGAACTACGCAGACGCTAGGCACAACAAAGCGTGAATTAATTAAAGTACAGCGTAATGGCTACTACACATTTGGGTTCATAGCAGAAGGTGCTGCACCTGGTGGTTCTACTATACAGAGTATGTACGTATGCGCTTATAATTCGTCTAATTCTCTTTTAGCTTCACATCACTTTATTTTAGGCACAGATGGTGGTACAGCTGTTGCAAGTGTGAATCAAGATCACGAACGTCTACAATACTTCGGTTGTGGTCCTGCACAAATGAGTAAGCAGACTATTGACACAGGACTTAAAAATGCATTTAATGCAGGCACAGTTGCGTACTACGAAGTTATGGCATTGAACGACACAACTTCTACGCCTACGGGATTTAGTGACGCTTCTTTAGTTTCAATACTATATAGATTTGAGATACAAGACTGCACAAGCATATACCAAGACGGCAATCAACCGGTAACAATAGCTTGGCAAAATTCTCTTGGAAGTTGGGATTATCAAGACTTTATACTACGCAAAAACGACTCTATGAGCGTAAAGCGTAAAACGTTTAAACAGGTGCAAGGAAATTGGGACACAGCATTCGCAAATCAGTTTTGGAATTTCAGAGGTGACGAAGGAGGTGAGCGTGTTATTAAAACAGACGCTACGAAACAAATGACTTTAACGACAGATTTACTTAGTGAAAATGACGTAGATATATTAGAGTCTATAATGCTGTCGCCACAAGTATATCTTTTAGCTTCGTCAGGTGGCGCAGGTGTTACACCTATAATTGTGACTGATACAAATTTCGTAAGAAAAAGTAGCTTAAACGAGCGTAGTCCTTTCTTGTATCAAATGAAATTTAAGTACGCACACAACAGACCTGTAACAAAAGCAGGCACATTCACATACAGCTAATGATTGAATTAATAGCATACGGACAGACAGTTGCTATAAACGGCACTATTGGTAATCAGCACACACTTGACGTTAGTAATCCTGGTGCGCTTAGTTTAACATACCAAGTAGGTAACGTTGGTGAGGTATTGGGCAGACATAGTCCTTTTTCACAAACCTTTAGACTACCTTTCTCCAAGCGTAACAACAACTTCTTTTCGCACTATTATAATGTCAATGTAGAGATACCTACCACAGCTACAACGACAAATCAATTTGACATTCATTTTAAGTGTGACGCTGAGATTAGAGTTGACGGTGTGCCTGTTGTAACAGGATCGTTACAGCTAAAACAAATACACATAACAGCACAAGAATATGAGGTTGCAGTATTTGGTGAAGAAGCTAACCTATTTCAGAAGATAAAAGACCTGAAACTGATTGACTTATTTTTTAATGATGCAGGAGTGCAAGACGTATCGTATGACGTATTGTTTACAGATAGTAACATAATTAATTCATTCAACTTGTCGAATGACGTAACAGAGGGTAATGTTGGTGCAGGAAAGATTGTCTTTCCTTTAATAGATTACGGACTTGTTGGTGGAACATACTCACAATTCACTTGGGAAAATATAGGACAAGAAAGTGGTATAGCTGCACCGTATTCTGAAAACAATCCTTCAGGTCTAAAACCACAGCACCTAAAACCGGCTATTCAAGTAAATGAGTTGTTGAGCAAGATAGTGCAACAAGCAGGCTACGAACTAGCGTCTAACAGTTTTTTAACTAGCGACGCTTGGACGAAGTTGTATATGACGTTAGGGAACGACAGAGAAAGCGCAGCGACAAGAGGCATATTAGGTTTAAAGGTAGGTTGTACGTCTGCAACACCAATATCAGTTGCAGCAGGTAGCACACCATTCGGTATTGAGTTTCAAACTGTGCCGTTCAATGACGTTTCTAGTGCAGGCTTCTACGATCCTGGACTACATTGGAATCCTTTCTCACATTACTTCCTCGCACCTATTGACGGCGTATATTTCGGACACTTTGTAGTAACGTTTGATACTACAACTTTAGTCGATCAATACGGCTCTTATGCTATGCTACATATGGGAGGTGCAGCTGATGAGTGGAGCGCATACACGACATTAGCACCAGGTAACGGAACAACAGCTGTTTTGACAACTGTACAAATGGATTGGACAGCAAACCTTAATGCCGGTGAAGAAATATATTTTGAAGTTGGTATATACGACTCAGGTGGCTCAGGTGGTTCGACAAACGTAGTACAAGACGGCACATACGTACAAGTTATAGCGAGTGATTTGGTAAGCGGGTATGCAGATATTGCACACAATATGCCTGACATAACACAAACAGCATTCTTAAAGGATCTAGTTGAGCGTTACAACTTATGTATAGTAGCAGACCAAGAAGATCCAAAGAAGTTAAACATACAGCCGTTTCAAACTTACATAGAAGGTGGTGAGCATAAAGATTGGACGCATAAACTAGACCTCAGCAAACCTATTAGTCTAACTACAACAGATAAAATACGTAAGAAAAAAATACACTTTACAGACGCAGAAGACTCTACATTCTCAAATGCTATACACGTTGCTAATAACGGATTTGTCAAAGGAGAATTTAAGCAAGACATACAAGGTGACTTTGTACAAGGTGAGCTAAAAAACAATTCAATATTTGCGCCATTTGAAGTTGATATTGTAGAGCAATCTCCAGGCTCAGGACAACAAACGGCTGTCCCTGACCTATTAGTGCATAGAGGTTATGGTGAGGACATTAGTGGTCCTATATCTGACGCAAAGCCAAAACTATTCTATCACAACGGAACACAAAGCGTAGGTGGCAACAATTCTATATATGTAGGAGAAACAGAGTCTAGCGTATATCCTCTTTGCCTACCTTACTTAGCAAGTGGTGGTGGCAGTACAGTTATGGGTGCATCAACGCACCTGTTACAATGGGAGTTCTCACCTATCAATGCGTTTGGTAGTAACATAGTAGGTAACGTGCCTAGTGCATATACTTTCTTTGCTCTTTATTGGCAAAAGTTTTTGCTGTCTATATATGACAAACAAGCACGACTATTAGAATGTAATATGCTGTTGAGTGCAGCTGATATGTTCAACTTTAAGTTTAGTGACGAGATACAAATAGAAGATACGCCGTACAGAGTATTAAAGATTAGCAACTATCAACCTTTTGCCGATGTACCTTGTAAGGTTCAATTGCTCAAAAAACTAGATCAACTAAAAGCTATAAAGCTACCACCAACAGACGATGATTGTGACTTGACAGTATTAGGGTGGGCGCAAAACGGCTTCGTTATATTTCAAAATCCTTTAGACGGTACTACGTCAACAGGCACAGAGGAATGCTGTTACGAATACGATCTATTTTGGAATGGCTCAGATTGTCTTTGGAATCAAGGTACAGGAGGTACAGGAGGTGGTAAAAATCCTAATGGTGGTAAAAATCCTAACACAACAAATATGGACGGCAAAAGTCTATTGACCGGCGTTGGTGGATTTAAGTCTGCAGGACTATCGTCTAGCAAGTTTAACATTAATCCAATTGCAGGCGAACATTCGTTTGTTGCTAAGAATTTACTTTCTAACACAGACTCAATACAAAAGAATTTTACGTTGTTTGCGACAACTTACGGAAGCACACCAACACAAGCTACAAATACAGGCTCAAAGTCTAACACTAATGCAGGATCTTTCTTCTTGCCTGTTGGTGTTATTTGTAGAATGGTTATCCGTGCTATGTCTATTCAAACAGACTCAATAGGCTCAACAGGATCTTTGGGTAGTTGTTCTTTTAAAGTGTGGACTGCGTTTGCTAAAAACATAAATGGCACAATATCTACTAGCATAACAGAGCAAACAGACTTCGCACAAAATGACGCTGACGCAGGTACTCGTACAATATCTATAGGACAGACAAAAGGTAATCCTGGTGTTATACCTAATCTGACAACAGGTGTTTCAATTAACTGCACAGGAACAGCAAATACTATTATGAGTTGGAATATAGACGTAGAGGCAACGTTTATGAATACTCGGAGTATGTTCACAACAACAGACGTTTTATTATTGGAAAGTCTTGGCTACATAGAAGCTGAGTCAGGAGTTTATTTAGAAGCAGAATGATAGATTACATTAACAAAGTTGGTAAGACAATACCACAAACGCTAAAACTAGCACAAGACCACGAAGTGATAGAAGATACATATACGCTTCAATTATATGGTTACTATGAAGAAGTAGGTTTCAAACGCTTCTTCAAGAAAATAAGACAAGGCGTAAAAGTGTATCTAAAAGACAAAGTATAATGGCAGAAGAAATAGACGTAAACATAAACGTAAACACCAAAGAAGCCGGAAAGGGTGTAGGTGAAATTGCTGACGGCGTTGATAATATAGGATCGTCAGCTGATCTGGCAACAGGTGCGCTTGATAAAATGACAGGTGGCGCAGTTAGTGGCTTCAAGAGTTTTCTTGTGGGTGCTAGGTCTGCTATTGCTTCTATGTTTACGTTACAAGGTGCAATAACAGCAACCGGAATAGGTGCGCTTGTTGTCTTAGTCGGATCGTTAGTTGCATACTTTACGCAAACGATGCGAGGTGCTAAACAATTAGAAGTTGTTTTTGCTATGTTAGGTGCAGTAGTTAATAAAATTACAGACACATTCTCTGCATTAGGTGGCTATATTATTGACGCTGTACTGAATCCAAAAAAAGCGTTAGACGACTTTATGAAGGGTATAGAGTTTATAAATCAACACATAAAGAACGTAGTCGATACTATACAGAAGGGATTTATTGTTGCGCTTAAATCACTTAAAAAGTGGTTCTTAATAGCAGCACAAGGTGCAGCCGAGTTCTTTACAGCAGGACTTGCAGATACGTCTGCAATGCAGAAAGAGATTGATGCACTTAGTAATGAAATACAAGATGCTACAGACGACTTTGTAGAAGCAGGTTCTAAAATGATACATCACGTTGTCGATCCATTAATTGACGGTGTTCAGGCATTTGAAGCATACAAAAGAGAGCTTGCTAGAGTTGCGTTTGAACAAGCACGTATAACAACACAATCACAAATGTTGCGTGATGCACAGCGTGAATTGAGTGTGGCGTTCGCAGAAGGTAGGGCAGAGATTAAAGAGTTGAATATGATTGCTGAGGATCAAAGTAGGTCATTAGAGGATCGTATTGATGCAGCAAAAAGAGCAATGGAGATTGAGCAAGGTCTTATGGCTGAACGTCAGCGACAGGCACAAATAGAGCTAGACCTACACAGACGTACTATGGCTCTAAGTGAAAATACAGAAGAAGATTTAGAGAAAGAAGCAGAGTTAGAAGTTGCGCTAATTAACATTCGTACAGAGTCAGCTGAATTACAGACTACGCTTAACAACAAACTGCAGACTATGAAGAAAGCTGCAGCAGAAGAAAACAAGCGTTTGCACGAAGAAGAAATAGCTAGACAGCAGGAAATACAAGATACGTATTATGATGCTTTAGACGTTTTAATGGACGCTAAAACAAGAGAGATTGAAGCTACTTATGATGCAGAGGACGCTGCAGTTAAAGCTGTTGAAGATCGTATTGCCGAAGTTGAGAAGAACGAGCAAATGTATCAGAAAGGTGAGCTAGAGAGATTAGAAAAACAGCTCACAGATCTAGAAGACCACTACGAAAAACTACGCAAGGATATAATACAGAAATACTACGACGAAGAACAAAAGGCTGCTAACCTTCATAAGGAGTATATGAAGTCAGATCAGCAGAGGGAACTAGATGCACTAGACGCAAAGCACAGAAAGATTATAGAAGCTGCTACTTTAGCCGGTGAACTATCTAAAGAACTAGAAGAAAAACTAGGTGCTGAGCGACAAGCGATAATTGACAAGTATGCAGCTGCAGAAGTCGCTGCAAAGAAGGCTGCTAGGGACGAAATAGAGAAAGGTATTTTTGCTTCTTTAGCAGCAATTAATCAAGGTCAAGCTAAAGGTCAAATGGCTGAGCTAAACAGACAAAAACAAGCTCTGTTAGCAAACGCTAAAACAAACGATGAACGTAACAAAATAGAGCAAAAGTATGCTAAGAAGGCAGCTGCAATTCAAGCAAAGGAAGCAGAGAATGGTAGGAAGTTAGCTATTGCGCAAGTATTATTAGACAAAGGTAGGGCAATGGCTTCTGCAATCGCAGCAGCACAGGCAGCAGCAGCAGCAGCAGGACCTGCAGCACCGGTTCTTAGTCCGTTACTAACAGCTCAATTAGTAGGTATTGTGCTAGGTGGATTTGCTTCAATCAAAGGTATAATGAACCAAGCAGGTGAAAGTATGCCGGACGCAGGAGCATTCGATACCGGTGGTGGTGGTGGAGGTACTGGTGACACCGGTGGTCGTGGCAATGCGCAACTTGCCTTGACACCTGACGTAGCAGGCTTCCTGTCCGGTGGTGGTGACGATATAGTGACAGTAAGATCTTACGTCTTACAGAATGACATAGCAGACTCAGGTGCATTAGCAAATGAACTACAAACACAAGCAGAGTTAGGAGGATAAATAAACATAAATCAATAACGTATTTTTTAAGATATGAGAAAGAAAGTAGAACTTCTTATAGATGAAGATGAGCCAATTAGTGGCATTGAAGCAGTAAGCCTAGTTAGGTTTCCTGCCATAGAAACAGACTTTGTATATCTGTCAAGCAAAGCAGACAAGAAAATGACGTTTGCAGTAGATGAAGAAAAGCAAATGTTAGTCGGACCTGCATTAATACCTGACAAGTTAATTATGCGCTTAGACGAGAACGATGAGGAGTATGACGTATATTTTTCTCAAGATACTGTTGCTCAAGCTATGGAGTTATTTATGCGTGAAGCACGTACTAACGAGCATACACTAGAACACCAATCTAAAATTGACGGCGTAACAGTTGTTGAGTCTTGGTTAGTAGAAGATCCTAAAAAAGACAAGAGTTCATTGTATGGATTTAACTTGCCTGTTGGTACTTGGATGCTGAGCGTCAAAGTAAACAACAAAGACATTTGGCAGAAAGTCAAAAATAGAGAGGTACGAGGATTTAGTATTGAAGGTTATTTCACAGATCGTTTGGTTGAGATGGCTAAAGGAACGCTATGTAAGAATTGCCCTGAGGACAAAGAAATAATTGACAAGCTAAAGTCTATATTATTAGAAGAAATAAAGCCGACAGACGTACTAAACGGACAGCCGTTATTTAAGAAGTCAGAAGAAGCTCAATTGTGGGGAGAAGTGTTTAATAACACACAAGGTTATAAGACAATAAACCTTAACGGACAGATGCTATTCGCAGCAAATGATAACTAAAATAAACACCTTGTAATAACTTATATATATCATTGTTAAAACCTTTATAAAGTAATGAATACAATCGAAAAAATCCGTGACGTACTAGGTCTGCCAAAGACTAAAATGTACGCAGAAGCTCGTCTAGACGACGGGCGAGTAGTCGTTACCGAAGCCGAGTCTATGGACGTAGGCGTTGAAGTGCGTGTTCTCGACGATAGTGGAGAAGCAAGCGTAATTGACGCAGGTACATACACACTTGAGGACGG